ATGAATCTACCGGAATTTAAAATTAATCGAAGCGGTTTCAAATATTATAGTGCCCTGCCTGAAAACTTCCGGCTTGCCACTATTGATGATTTTATAGTTAATGGCAAACGCAGGATTGGTTTGCTTTTCCTCATTCAATGGATTGATGATGCCAGTTTCTATCAAGTATGCTATGTTTCCATCAATCTAACCAGGGCTATATTAGGGCCACATCTTGAAGATAAACGTGTGTTTGTCCAAGCTGAATAAATTGCTTCAAAAAATGAAGGGACATGTTAGAAATCCTGCCTGGCTTCCTGCAGGAGTATTGTTATCAAGAAAGAAATTTAACTGATGAGCACAGGCCGGGACTCGGGGAAGCAAACAAAAACTCCGCTGGCGCTCAGGTCCCGTTCCCTTTGCTTTGTTTTAAAATCGAAAAAAATGCGAAAAGAAGAAAAATTGAATTTAAAATGGTTATTAACATACACCATTTCAGACATTGATACATTCCTTTTAAAGCATGATGATCAGGAAACTGATAAGGATCAGCTTTATACAAAAGAGGAAATTCGTCATCAGCTAGAAAAATCTCTTTATAAAATTTTAGAGGTAATGGGTGATTGTGGTTATGATATTAAAACTCCTCTTAAGGGCAATTGGCTCAATATGTCCAAGTTAGCCATGAAATTTTATAATGCAACAAGAAAACCGAAGTTGCCAGAACCCTCCGAAGAATAGGGGGGCTGGCACCTGTGCTGGTGAAAAACTAATTTAAAGACGATTACACAGATTGGCCTTTAACATTCATTACTCCTGAATTACCTTCGCAAATATGAAACTAACAGAAGAACGACCGACAATTACAATCAGGCTCAAACCGGCGCTCCAGGATTACATCCGCTATGTGATGGAGTTAGAAGGAAATTTACATGAAACCCCGTACCTTATGGCTACATCACGGTCTTACCTTGGAAGGCTTGTTGCACCTTTCATCGAGCTTCGCCCGATGGAAGCCAAGCCACTATTACCAGGTTCCGACCGTGAGTTGTTTACGTTTGGGATTATTAGTTACCGATCACTTGAAACCAGGCGCAATACCGCATGGATTTCAGAAAAGAACCAGATCAATATTCAAAATATTATTGAAGCTCACTTTCGGCTTCACTTCAGGGTTTTTGCCGATGATAAAGTCCGGTACCTGAGAGAGCAGCATACCCCCAAGGGGAGTATTAAAAAAGTTGTTCTACAGTTCTGTGCAGATATGAATATCAATTACGATGATATCACATTCGACATGATTTCGAAGGCATATTACCGGGGCCGGAAAAAAAGTCTTAAATGTGGAATTGCTGCCAACAAACGGATGATGATCGGTCATCTATTTTTTATTATATAGATATTTATAGATATGACAGTCTTTCGGCATAACAATGGAAATATAGGTGGGGTCAATCCCGTCCAATACATTTTTAAAGAGGATATCGCCTCATTCATCATCAACTCGAATACTCTTTACGGATCAATAACGCTAAAGCCCGCACGCAGTTGGAACTATCTGTACGGCTCACCTGAATCCATCCAGGTTGATGGTAAAGAAGAAGACACTCCTGGGGGGATGAAATACAACTACCAGATTAAAATGCTGATTCCCAAAGATCGTCCGGACGTTGAAGTTATCCTTCGCAACCTCAATAACCGGCACCTGATTATTAACCTGAGGGATAAAAATGGAGTGTCACGATTCTTTGGCACCCTGGACTGCCCAATGAAAAAAACAGGCAAACTGATTAAACCCGCTGTCATTGAAGGATATCACGGTTGGGAGATCATTTTTTCCGGGGATTTCACCCAGCCAGCATCCTATCTCAATTCCTCAGGCATACCAATCAACCAGGAAGATTAGAATTCTTTCAGTCCTTTATTTGGCCGTCATACCATTATAATATTGTATCCTCAAATAAAGGGTACAATGAATCCCATCCTGACCGAAATTCTTTCAAATGCCTGGCTTATCTCAAAAGAAAGATCAATCGCTTATGCTTCGATCATCCTTTCGATGCTCAGAGGTGAAAGTATTTCTTCAGGTGATCACTCATTGGCCAGGGAGAGAAACCGTTCATATGTATTCAGCGGAGTAGGGGATCAATCTCAAAAATTCGGGTTTACTGATTCCAACATCCCTGAAGGGTCTATTGCCATCATCCCGATCAGATCGGAAATCCTCAAATACGATCAGCCTTGCGGCCCCAGAGGATCGCAGTCAATATTAAACGATGTAAAATCGGCTGATCAGAATCCGAACATTAAAAGTATTCTCCTGGTTGTTGACAGTCCCGGCGGCCAGGTCACCGGTACCGATCTTTTGGCTGAAGCCGTCAAGAATTCTGAAACTCCCATTATTGCTTTCATCGAAGGTATGGCAGCAAGCGCAGCCTACTGGATCATTTCCGGGGCATCCAAGATCATCGCCAGCTCTGATCTCGATCGCATCGGGTCCATAGGAACTATGCTGATGGTGGAAGACCTCCAGCCAGCTTTGGAATCACAGGGAGTCAAGTTCCATGAAGTCTATGCCAGTCTTTCGATTGATAAGAATGCTGACCTTAACCAGGTGCTAGAAGGTAACTATGAACCATACCAGAAAAATGTTCTGGATGTGATCAATAGTAAATTCTTATCCTCTGTCAAAACCAACCGGCCTGCCGTGGATGATTCAACCCTGACCGGCAAGATGTATTTTGCCCCTGAGGCAATTGCCCTGGGACTGATCGATGAGATCGGATCTCTGGAATATGCGATCACAGTGGCAGCGGCTTTGTCACCAGTAATCACAGAACTTTCAATTCAAAATGAAACCAAAAATTCAGGACCAATGAAAATAAACAACACATGGAAGGCCATTCAGGGCTTTTTCAAGATGGACCCCGCAGATCTTGAAGCGCAGGAATTGACAACGGAACGGGTCCAGCAGCTAAACGATGAACTTGGAAATGTCACTACCCGTAACCAGGAATTGGAAACACTTCTTTCCGACGAACAGCAAAGCCATGCAGACACCAAAGCCGCGCTTGTGGCTTTACAGAAAGAGGATGCCGCCACGGAGACCGTTGCCACTAAAGATGCAGACAAAATTGAAAGCATCATCGATGAACCTGTGTATGCACATGACAAAATCGCAGATGAATTCTGCTCATAAACGTTAACACTTAATTTTTTCAACAATGGCCGAAACAATTTCATTAGCCCAACTTAAAGCCGCATTCGGGACATACGTAGGAACGAACCAGAAAGATATTCTGCGGCTTTTGACCCAGCCCACCTACTCTGAAACCTTCATGACCACCAAACAGTCACAGGATTTGGTTTACCGTGCTTCAAAGGCCGTGATCTCCGATCTCGTTCAGGGATTCCAGGAAGGCTGGACCCCGAAAGGAAAAGCTGCATTCACTCCCGTTGAGATTTTGCAGCGCCGGCACAAGATCGACCTTTCATTCTATCCCGATGAAATCATGGATTCATGGCTCGGGTTTATGGGTGATGAGTCGATTGACCGTAAGGTATGGCCGATCACCCGCTATATCATCGAACAACTCATCATGCCAAAGGTGATGGATAACCGCGAACTTGCACTCATCGGCAAGGGACATTATGTTCCACCGGTCGAAGGTACAGCCCAGGCGCTGGGCCTTTCGATGGACGGCTTTGTCACGATTTTGAAGAATAAGCACACCGCCGGGGGATCAAACATGAATTTCATCACCCTGGATGCGCTCACCGTTGACAATGTGTTTGATCAGCTGGAATCCTTCGGTGACCAGGTGGGCGATTTGTACAAGGATATGGCAATGAACATTTTTCTGTCGCGCAAATGGTTTGCAGCTTATCACAAGAAACGCCGCGACCTTCATGGTACCGACACGAATTATGATGGCATGACAACCATGCTTGAAGGTACTAACCTTACGCTGACTCCATTGCCATCCATGGCTGGCGAAAACCTCATCTTCACCACTCCCAAGGAAAACTTTATCCGGCTGATGAACCGCAACAATGGTGCCTCCAATATTTCTATCGAAAGCGTTGATCGTCAGATCAAGGTTTTTGCCGACTGGTACGAATCAGTAGGCTTCGGTATTGAAGAAGCTGTCTTTGCTTACGTTCCTGCTTAACCCTTAAAAAATAAAAAAATATGAGCATATCACTTTTTGACCTTGCAAAACCCACCGTGAGAAATGCCGGAGGTGGTGGCGGAATAAAATCCGAGATCATCCTGATCCAGGAAGCGGATATCGATTGGGATACCTTTCCGCAAAGGGATACCGATGGGGTGACCATGGCCGCGGACATCGCAATGAAGACGGGTAAATTTATGCACAGCTTCTATATGACCCAGGGGACCATCAAACCGTCACAGAAAAAGCTCAAAGGGTCCAACCAGGACTGTGGCGGATATGAGATCGGTTTGGAAGGGTTCTACCCGGGAATTGAAAAGGCTGTGCAGAAATGGATTCAGAACTTTGGCATCGACTTCAAAGGGATTGTCATCATTCAGAACTGCGCCTCAAACAAACGTTACCTGATCGGTGAACCCTGCAACCTGGTTCATATCGAAACTATCGAAACGACTTGGGGCGAGGAAATTGACAAGGATAAAGGTCACAAGTTCGGGTTCCTGTGCAAACAGGGTTCGCCGATGGCCTTTTACGAAGGTTTACTGGTAATGGATCCCAATCCTCCCGTAATTTAATCAATGAAGCTTTCATAGTGTTTTCATAATTGGTTAGTTAAGAGCCTGTCGGAGTGATCTGGCAGGCTTTTTTGTCCTTTAAATACTGCAATTGCAGTAATATTTTCGCACCATGAACAATGAAATTCTTTTTTGGATGCAGGCTGACCAGGACTACTTAGCCGGTCTTGCTCTATTTGAACGCTACACCCAAAACACTAAAATCGGCAGAATGCTGCGCATTGGGGGAGCAACTGTGAAAAATCGGTTGACTCTTTCGTATGAATTGAGCAAGATTGCCAAACATTTGGCGGCTTTCGAGAATGTTTCTGCTTTAGAGAAACCGTCGGTAAAGCAGGAGGCTTTACAACCAGTGCAGCTATTGCCTTCTGAGGTTACCACCATTGCCAGACTTCGATCGGAGCAGAAAATGTGTTACAAAATGCTTGATAACCTTCATGCAGTTCTTCCATACCGGGAAATCCAGGAGCGAAAAGAAATTGCCTTTCGAATACTGGACATCGATGACCAGCTCAAGGAGATCACTGAAAGGATTGCCCATTTTGAGACACATGGTGTGATCCCCCCGGCGCCGGTCAATGATGAACCCAAGAAGATTTCTGAAATGGGTGAAGCTGAGCTGATCATCCGGCAGAATAATGTTCGTACCTATATTGCCAGGTACAAACGCCTGGTGGCGGATTCAAAGAAACTCAAAACATTGCCCAGGAACCAGGAGTTGTTGGATAAATTCCAACTGGAACTGGATGAAATAACGGAAAGGTTAAATAAATGAGCCTGTTTTCGACCGAAGATCTAGCAAAGAAAAAACCGGACAGGCCAAAATCTGTTTCAGTTCCTTTTACCGGCACAAATCTCCTGACCATTGGCAAAGCCAATGAGAAGCTTCACCAGGTCTTTGGAAAGGTTATCGATGGACAGTCTGTACATTATGCCTCCCTGGGTGACTGGTCAACCCATGACCTGCTTTTCTTTCTCTTGGACCAAACCGGACCGGCAAGGGTTTATTTCACCACCTGGGCAATTTCTGAGTATGCCATTCGCCAGTTGTATCAGTTCATAGAACATGGACTGATCCTTGAACTTAAAGGCATCTTTGATTACCGTAACGGCATCCGAAAACCGGCAGAGCTGCAGTTCCTTCAAAAGATCACCACGGATATCAAAGCCGCCAAGTGCCATGCCAAGGTCACTGTCATAGAAAACGATAACTGGGGGATCAGTGTGGTTGGTTCGGCAAACTATACCCGTAACCCCCGCATTGAAGCCGGTGTTCTGTGCTGCGATAAAACAGTGGCAGCATTTCACCGGGACTGGATTTTAAATGAACTCTCAAATACCAGCGCCCTTGATCGATCAAAATGAATCATTCATCACCGAAGTGGAAAACTATGCTTCGCTGATGTTTACAAAAGATGAAATTGCAGTTATCCTGGAGGTGGACCCGGTGCAATTGCACACAATTTTGGAAGAGCAGGATAACCCTGCCTTCAGGGCATTCCAGCGCGGAAGATTAAAGCGTGAAGCCGAAATTCGCAAAGGCATATTTGACCTGGCACAGAACGGTTCGTCACCGGCCCAGACCTTCGCCATGAAACTCATTGAAAACGCTAAAGCCAATGATCTATGAATAGATTAGTTTCGGATACAACCCTTGAGAAGATCAGGCTTTACTACATGTCGGATGAAAATAAACTTTCCGAGCATGATGAACATGTCCGTCAGCGCTGGGAATCGGCGTATTCCATGCTGATCAACCAGAACGGTATTGAGTGCGATGTTGTCAAGATGCTCATGAAAGTTCATGATATTTCTCAAATGCAGGCTTACCGTGATGTGCACAATTGCACCCGGTGTTTCGGCCCGGTCCGGGGGATGGACCGTCAATCCCTGCGCAACATGGTCACGCAATGGGCGATCGAGGATTATCGCAAAGCTTCTGTCATGAATGATTTCAGGGCGAAAGACAAAGCCCTGGATAAAATCATCAAAGCCAACAACCTGGACAAAGAGGATACGGATCAGCCCGACCCTTCCAAGATTCAACCGCCGGTGCAGTTGCTGTCAATCAACTACAGTTTTCTAACCTCAGAGTATTTCAAGCTGATCGATCCCAAAGCCCAGGAGGCACTGCTGAAGCTGAACGAAAAGGTGATGGCATTGATTGACGCCTCACCCATTGCTGAATACAAGAATATTCTGTTGGCCGATGATACCACCTACGAAGATGTTACAGACTGAAGTAAAGCCAGCCCCTTTCTTAAACAATCCGCAGGTGGCCATTCAGCTTTCCAACAGTCCGCACAAAGTATTCATTGGCGGCAGGGGAGTTGGAAAGACAACGATCATCGCCGAGGAGATCATCAAATATTTTGTGGCCATGCCCCGGGGAAAGATTTCCCTCAATGGCCTTACTTATTTTCACATCCGGACAAAATCCCTGCCCCCGATCATCGACCACTTTGAACGCCGTGGTCTCTATCGTGGCATTCATTACTTTGTTGGTCACAAAGCACCTAAGAAGTACGAATGGCCGGAACCTTATGCACCACCGTTGGATTATACCAACTGCATACATTTCTACAATGGCTTTGTAGTTGAATTCAATTCCTTTGACCGTCCGGAGATGGCACGGTCAGGCTCCTATGACGGGATGATCTTTGATGAATGTACTAAGCTGCGAAAATCGGCCATTGATGCCGATGTGTTGCCTGCAAACCGCGGAAACCGGGACCGGTTTGGTCACCTGCGCTTCCATCATGGTACATTGTTCTTGGGCACAATGCCATTGACACCCGATGGTGATTGGGTATTCGAGTACCAGGAGTTATCAAAGAAATTCCCGACAAGATATTGTTACATGGAAGCATCTGCATTACAAAACAGAAAGATTCTCGGTGAGATGTACTTCAGGGATTTGAAGCGGGTGCTGCCAAAGATTGTATATGACCTGGAAGTGTTGAACATCCGCAGGACACAGAACACAAACGGGTTCTATCCTCAGTTGAATTCGGCTGTCCATGGCTATACTGATTCCTATGAGTACAACTTCATTGATGAAGTGACCAGTATGACCCAGGGATGCACGTTCGATTGTCGTGCTGACAAGGATTGCACTCCCGGTGATCCGTTGTATGTCTCCTTTGACTTTGGTACCACCCAGAACTGCATGATCGTTGCCCAGTGGAACCGATCCTTGAATGAATTCCGGATCATCCGTAACTTCTTTGTTGAGAATGAAACATTGTCAGTTCTAGTGCAGCAGTTCATAGATCATTACCAGCACAAACAGAACAGGTTTGTCTATCTGTATGGTGGCTCGGATGGCAACCGCAGGAATGATGCGGCCTCAAGGGATTCGTACTTTGACGATGTCAGAGAACAGATGTCAAAGGCCAAATGGGAAGTGCAACTAAGGGCAGAACTATATGAAGCACACCACATGGACAAGTACCAGTTCTGGGATAAGTTTCTTTCAGGGGTTTACCCATCTCTGCCATCCTTCCGGATCAACATGAACAATGCCATGGAAACCTTTGTCTCCATGGACAATGCGCCCATCCTGCCACAAGAGTTTAAAAAAGACAAATCATCGGAGAGAAAGAAAGATCAACCACGCTGGAAGGCAACTGATCTCTCTGATGCTGCCGACAATCTGTTCTATTGGCTTCTCAGCCCATTGTTAGGGGATCAATACCCAACAAATGAAATGATACTGCTCCCCGGTCGATAGGGGAGCATCCTGCCTGCCTTCCTGTTTTTACATCACCTTTTCTATATATGTAGTATCGTTTCATATATCCATATCGAAAACGAAAAAGTGCAATTGCATTTTTCGATAGGGCGGGGCGTGCACTCCGTGGGGACTTTGTGAAATAAAAGGGAAATTTAGACCCTTTTCTTTCACAAAATCAACAGGTTAACAAAATATTTTTGTTAAACGACAAAAATCGACTTCTTTTCTTTGTTCGCTCAAAGAAAGAGAAGCAAAAGAAACAGCTGCATAACGCACTGGCACACAACTTCCGGGTCCGCTTTTTCTTTGATGATCTAAGGCAAAGAAGAAGCTTGGCAAAAAGAAACCTCAAGCGGGCACCTTTTTGAAGGAAAAAGTCAGCAAAAACCCACCGTACAATATAATACTTGAAATCCTTACTAAGCTACCTACATCGACAAGGCTTCCAGCTGGTAAGGGGCTGCAAACTTGGAACTGTCAAGGGCGACAAGAAACGGTCGCTTTCAGTGTATTCAGATTGGCAGTCAATCTGACCAACACCCTGGACATTATCCAATCGATCCGGTTTAACGCTTCGCGGTCAGAAAATTTCAAGTATCCACATTCTAAAACCTTACTACCATGACCGCACTTGCAAGAGAAACCCGCAAACAATCATTCGAAGAAATGTTTGTTCAACACCTTGAAAACATTTACTACCCAGGTTTTACAGAAGAGATGACCGAAGAACAATCGGCCCTTTATGACTGGGAATTCAAAGAGTTTCAGAAAAATTTCAGAATGGATAATTAACTCCCCCGGCAGGCAGTCACAGACTGCCTGCTTTTTTAATGGTCGTACAGCTTTTTCTTTGTTCAGGCACCGGCAAAGAAAAAGACTGGCAAAAAGAAAACCGGGTAAAAACGGGCACCTTTTTGAAAAAAGTAGCAAAAAGCCAGCGCACTATTACTCGAAATCATTGCAAAGTTACCTATGTGAAAATAAAACTGTCAAGGGCGGCCTCCTTTAGGAACTGCCGCTTTCAGTGTATTCAGATTGGAATGGCAATCTGACCAACACCCGTTGACATTATTTATTTCTCCCCGGTAATGGCCATGCAGCAAGATTTCAGTACTAACCGCGGCCATGATAGCTGCATAAAACCATTCTAAGATGAAAAAAACATTTATGGATTCACAACCAGGCCTGGTCAACGGAACAACCTACGAAAACAGGATCCCAATGCAATTCTGGGCAGAAGATGACATTCCAATTGAAAAGTTACTGCTCAAAGGCACCGCAAGCCTCTCTGATGCAGAACTGCTCAGCATCCTTATCGGCTCCGGGACTCCTCAGGAAAACTCCCTTGACATTGCTCAAAAAATCATGGCTTCCTGTCAGAACAACCTCTGCGAATTCTGGAAGCTTGGAATATCTGACCTGCAAAAAGTCAAAGGCATCGGAAAACAACGCGCCTGCCAGATTGCTTCCATGTTTGCGCTCTCCCGAAGAAGAAATGCTGCTGAAGTAGTTGTCAAACCTAAGATTTCCCGAAGCCAGGATGCCTACACAATTTTCCACTCCCTGATGGGCGAGCTTCCTTATGAAGAATTCTGGATGCTTCTATTGAATCGGGCAAACAAGATCATGAAAACGGTGAAAGTTTCCGAAGGCGGCATCTCCGGTACCGTGGTTGATCCTAAAAAGATATTCTTTGTAGCTCTAGAAAATCATGCGTCCTCGCTCATCCTGGGTCACAATCATCCGTCGGGCCAGGCTACTCCAAGCGAAGCAGATATGAAAATCACCAAAAAGCTCAAAGATTCCGGCGTTTTACTTGAAATATCTGTTTTGGATCACATAATTGTTGCACATGACGCTTATTATTCCTTCGCGGATGAAGGTGCCATGTAGTTTTTTGGCTCCGGGAAACCGGGGCTTTTTTTTGGTCGAGTCTTGAAAAGATGTGATATATACTGCCGGAATGAGAAATTTCAGGATAATATTGGAATTAAGCTTTAATTTTACGGCTCAGGTGCCAAGTTAATAGTGTTTTTAATCAAAATAGTCGTCATATTGTGGTTAGTAGACCTAGATTCATATAGATAATGCTAAGCAATATTGCCAATAAAAAGAAAAACTGATTTGAAATGCAAAATCTAATTATCGGAGGAGTCATTGCCATGGTATCTGGCCTTATTGTCGGTATTATCACACCAACCATTAATACAAGGATGAAGGATCAAAATTTAAAGAATCAATTAATCCTGAAACTCAGTTCATTTCTTTTTTTATTAAAAAATAGTTTAAAAAATTATCTTAACGAAGATCTTTATATAAGGTCAATTTCTGATGACACGACAGAAGAAGAAAAAAGATTGGAGTATTTATTAAATCAGATTAACCTAAATATCAATAACTTATATTCAGTTCAACAGGAGTTAATCATTTTTTATAAATCCAAGTTAAATATTATCAATGATGTTTATAGGACTCTTGATGAGATTGATCAATTTATTTGGACTACCAAGGCATATCATAATAACGGTAAATCAATGTTTGATCAGGAATCGGCTTCTTTATATGATCTTGAGTTAAATAAACTGTTTGAAGAAAAATTGCAAGGGAAGATTAATTATTTAATCAACCTAAATATTAAAACGTTAAACCTGCAAATTAAGCACGAGCACTGACAAGCATGTATCTGTCAAGATGCCAGAGTTAGTAGGCCCAAGTAATAGTTCACTATGCTGAACGTTAAAAATAAAGCGTTTCGGGGACCTAATTAACGTAATAATAATGTCAGAAGATAGAAGCTACCAAATAACCATAACTGTACCTAAAAATGAAATTCACCTTGCCGATGAGTTTCTTAGTATTTATTCCCCTTATGTTTTTCAGAATAGTATTGAGGAAAATCGTAAAGAAATAAAAAACAAGAAAAATAGAATATGTAGATTTTGCGGAAGGAAATCTGGGGAAGTTACCTTTAAAAAAGATGCTCACATTATTCCAAAGTCATTGGGCAGTAAAAAGTGCCTGTATTCAGAGGAGTGTGATCCGTGTAACAAACGATTCGGTGAAATTGAACAAAATATTGCAACCTTTCTAGGTACTGATAGAACTATCATTCCCTCTTCAAGAAATAAAAAAGCCCCTGGTTTTGAATCTGCTAATGGAAACGTGCAAGTGAAAAATCACAATGGAATCATTACCATTTTCAGAAATAATTTAAACGATGATTTTACTTTTAATGATAATAACGAGTTTGGAATTAAAATGCACACACAAAAGTATATTCCAAATCTATTCTACAAAGCCTTACTCAAAATAGCTATGAGTATTATGCCACTTGCTGATATTGCTGAATACCAAGCAGCAATTAATTTTTTAAATGGCAATGATAATTTTAAATATAATGAACTAAAAAGGGTTTTCATTTCAAGGTGTTCAATTGGATATGAATACCCCTTCGCCATATTATTCAAAAGAAAAGAAGAAAAATCAACATTGGACTACCCTTTTCATATCTTTTGTTTACATGTTCTGAACTATGCATTTGAAATTTGCTTTCCTATCCATAATGAGAATTTACAACAGAAAAACAGTTCAATTCAGTTTTTGAAAGCTCCTTATATTATTTTGGGTGATGTTGACAATGAAGGTATTACATCTGAGCATTATTTGGATGATTTTTCATCCTCAAAGCAACAAACGAAAGATGTATCAGTGACTATGAAAATAAATGAAGAATCTTTAAAAAATGCGGTTGCTCTTAATTTAAACGATATGACAATGAAGCCAGTGAAGTTTACAAAAAACATAAATAAATAATCAATTGCTTCTATGAGCCTATGAATGTGACGTCCTGCTAAAAACAAGCCTTAACCCTATAATCTCCTTGATTTCCAAACTCTTTTTATTAGGGGTGAAGGGAATCAGATGTCTGGGGCATTGAAATCTGTCCGGAAAAGTTCACCATCCTATCGTTATCGTTCAGTTTACGAGTTTTTTTTGTGCTGCTTCCATAATTGCTATTCCAGCGTTTCAACCCATTCATATGCTAATCCAGTAATGACCTGGTGAGTTTTTTTCCTTCATAAAATGATGAACTTCCCCGATTGCCTTCGTTACTTTCCCCTCCAGTTTTCCACCGTCTTTCCCGATTAATTCAGCGACGGTAAATTTCCGATGCGTTTTCTACATGGATTCATGACCGAGTTCAGGTATTAATTATCTGCTAAGCTATTACCTCCTTCCAGGGTAAAGTTCCACTCATTCAAGGATTTTCTCAGCATATCCTCAGTACCTTCCGGTATTCCAATTCCTCCTTGAGTGCCCCTCCATGAGCTTAATTACACTTGCATAAAATTTAACCCTAAAACACTCAATCATGAAAACATTTGAAAAAAATTACATCGGAAAAGGCACCCAGGTCGCGAATTTATCAATCGTAAAATTCAGTTTCAAACTGTCAGAAATTGCAAAGCTCTCTCATGTATTCAACGGTGAAGATTACATCACTTTCGAAGTAGCGAAATTGAAGACTCCAGACAGTTTCGGCCACGGATACACAGCATATGTAAATAAGTTGGTTGAAACACCGGAACCTCAGGCAAGCCTGGTTGAAGATGCTCCCAAAAAAAGCACCCGCAAACCAAAAAGAACGGCAACTCCAAAAACGGAAAGTTCAATTTTCCCAGACAACACCGATTATCACATGCCAGAGAGCACCGACGGACTTCCCTTCTAAACAGCCCAACCAGTGAAAGAGAGCCTTGGAGACAAGGCTCTTTTTTTATGGTAACGAGTTCGCTTTTTCTTTGATGGCGCAGGGCAATGAAAAAGCGAGGCAAAAAGAAACCCATTGAAACCGGGCGACTTTTTGAAAAAAGTTGCAAAAAGCCAACGCACTACTACTCAAATTTATAGCGAAAGTAACCTCATAAAAATATCATATCTCTAAATGCGACCTCCTGATGGAACTGTCGCCCGCCGGGTTCATTCAGATTGGAAATCAATCTGACCCGAACATTTGTTCCAGAATTTTTATTCCGGTTTGATAGTCTGCATAAATTTTTCACTGGCGGGCCAGATGCCGAAATAAGTCTTCCGGGCGGGAAGCATCAAAAATGAACAATGCTGAAGTTTATGCTGCAATTACAGAAAAGATCATTGCCAATCTGGAAACTTCCGGAAGCTGGCAGAAATTCTGGGATTTGCCATCGCCGGTGAGTCTGAACGGCCATTTTTACCGGGGTATCAACTGCCTGATTTTGTCAAATGACCAGTTCAAAAGCCGGGTTTACGGAACATTCGGACAAATCCGCGCCAATGGAGGCCAGGTCCGCAAAGGCGAAAAGTCCACCCTGATTGTCTTCTGGAAGAAAACTGATTCGAAAAATGCCAGTACCGGGGAAACAGACAGCAAATTTATCCTCAGGTACTATCACATTTTCAACAGCGAACAGGCTCACTTTGATGATACCGGCAAACAGAAAATTGCCGAACTGGACAAAGCGACCATTGACCGGAAATCCGCTCAGTTTGTATCGGCAGAACAGATTATTTCAGGATATAAAGGAAGACCTGAAATACATTATGCTGATCTTGACATTTCGCCAAGCTACTCACCGGTGGCTGATCTGATCACTATGCCCTCGGAAAACCAGTATGCCACGGCTGAAGATTTTTACCGGATTCTTTACCATGAATGTGCCCATAGTGTTGGCCATCCGAAGCGATTGAACAGGTTTGAAGCCTTTCATAACACGTTTGGAGACGAACCATACTCAAAGGAGGAACTTGTTGCTGAGCTTTGCTCTTCATTTTTAGCCGACCGGGCCGGATTGACAAACAGACAGCGTAATTCAAATGCCTATATCCGCAATTGGGCAGAATCCCTGCGGGATAATCAAAAATGGATCATGTGGGCTGCTTCCCGGGCTGAAAAAGCAGCTGAGTATATCCTGGGCAACGAACAAATCATCATTGAAGAAGAAGAAGTTCAGGTACCTGATTTAGCTGAAGAGGTTGCACCTTTCTGAAAGATAAGTTTCAAGCCGTGGACGGGAGTTCACGGCTTTTTCATTCATAATTTAAAACCACATCAAATGAGTTACAAAGGAAGATCACTGGATCCCAGGCAAATGACATCACGCTTCGCCGGCACATGCTACACCTGCAAAAAACCGATTAAAAAAGGCGAAGAGATCATTTACTGGCCAAATGGCAACCATGCCGAACATTTTGCATGTGGCGAAGCTGATTACCGTCATTCGCTGGCATCATTCCAGGATGAAGAGAACTACAACAATCAATATCCATCCTGGTGATTGAAGGTAGTCCCGGTTCCGAACTGCCGGAACCGGGACTGTTTTTTTGTTCGTACCTCACTTGAAAAACGCTTTTTCTTTGTTACCGCACCGGCAAAGAAAAAGCCATGCAAAAAGAAAACCGGATGAAAACGGGGTGCTTTTGAACAAAAGCTACCAAAAGCCTACGCACATTACTCAAAATTTTCTGCGAAGGTAACCTCATGAAAATATCATGTCACTAAAGGCGGCTCACCTAGTCGTCTGATCCTGGCTCCGGGTGAGCCTCCCGTTGGGTTCATTCAGATTGGAAAATCAATCTGACCCGAACCTTTGTTCCAGAATTTTCATTCCGGTATTGTTTAGGGCAGAAATTTTTCTAAACCGGCGAGCCAGATGCCAAAATAAGACTTCAGGGCAGGAGCAAAACACATGTCAAAGTTATCATCAGTTCTCAAGCCTACAAACGGAAAAGCACAGCCAGGACAGATCATGGTTGTCAGACCAAGTTTCTCTTCATTTCAGACTGAGGCAGCCGAAGAAGCTGTTGTTGATGAAGTTCCTGAACCTGTCGCAGAAGTTATCCCGGAACCTATTGTCGAAGTTAAGCCGGAGCCGGTCGCAGAAGTGAAACCTGAACCGGTAAAAATTGTAAAGCCGGAATTGACCCTCCTGGAGAAGATCCTCAAGGTTGAAAATCTCCAGCTCATCATCGAAAAAAGGGCCAAGTTGGTGCAAACCCGCTCTGAACTGGAACGTTTCCAGATTTCATCCAATGACTTCAACTGCTCCATGCGGCTGAATGACTCCGACGGGAATGTCTTCACCACCAGCTTTACCCCTGGAGTTAAAAAGGTGATTGATTTTCTCAAGTTATCATTCGATTCAAGCATCTCAGAAGCTGAAGACAAGATCAACTTCTGAACCTTCGGGAGTTCCGCTGGGGCGGAACTCCCGTTTTTTATGGTCGTAAGGCTCGGAATTTATGGCACCTTTAATCACGAGGACAAATTTTCTTGATCTAAAATATTATATTCATATCAGACCGGGATAATCTTTTAAATTTACATCCTGAAACCAAAACATAAATAAAATGGAAATCGAAATCTCTAAGTACAATGGCAAGGATCAGAAAAACACAAGTAAATATTATCAACTTCTTGATATAAAGGTAGTAAATCATTCTACTAGTTTACTTTTAATCCAGAAGAGTCAAATGGGTGTTGGAAATGGCAAAGAAAAAGAGCAGAGCGATTTCCTTCAAATTACCAAAGTTCAATTTATTGCAGCTTGTAAGATAGAAATAGCGGCATATATACTTGTTGCTTTCTATTTAGGTGAAAGCGGTGAGCTTTCCCCTTTTGTAATGAGTGAACTGCCAGCACACTATTTTCAAGAGTCTGTTGAAGGAATTATAATCGATTATAAGTCATATTTGGAAATCTGCGAGATCACCCAAGAAAAGAAGCTTTCAATCTATGAATATTATCAACATATGAAAGATGGGGACCAGTCATTGAACTCTATAATGATTTACCATGATAAAGTCCTCAATTATGACGCACAAATTGATTTCTGGGTTGAGCATGATAATAAAAAGTAGCAATCGAGATTAGATTTTTCAGAGTGCAAATGAGTAATAATTATTGAAATGGGATTTTTTCAAAATTCGGTAACGAATAAGTACCTAAACGCCTCTAACAGGAAAGCTATTCTTGATGCCTATACCAGGTTTAAAGCCCATTTCCATAATCCAATCATTCAAGATAATATTCGAAACAGCAAAGAAGAACAATACCAGGGTGAATTCCTCATCGACCTGTTTGTCAACATTCTCGGTTATACAAAGAATCCGACGCCAGGATTCAACCTAACTACAGAGTATAAAAACGTAAAAGATAGTAAGAAGGCAGATGGTGCGATAATTCTTAAGGATTCTGTCAAAGCTGTTATTGAACTGAAAGGAACTGAATCTACGGATTTAGGCAAAATTGAAAATCAGGCGTTCGGGTATAAGAACAATCAACCAGGATGTTCCTATGTCATTATTTCCAATTTTGAAAAGTTAAGATTTTATATCGATAATGCAATTGAACACATTGAATTCAATTTGTTTACCATTACCTATGAGGAATTTGAATTGCTTTTTTTGTGTCTAGGGTTTGAGAATATTGAAAAGGATATCCCTAAAATGATCAAGGAGGAATCAATTAGCCAGGAAGATCAGATCACAAAGCATTTGTACAATGATTATTCCTTATTTAAAAGAGAATTGCATCAAAACCTCGTTGTCTTAAATCCGCAGTTCGATCCGTTGTCTCTTTTTAAGAAATCACAGAAATTATTGGACCGGTTCCTGTTTTTATTTTTTGCAGAAGACAGACGTTTGTTACCGCCAAATTCGGTACGATTAATTCTTGACGATTGGAGAGATCTACGGGACAGGGAGGTTGAAATACCCCTCTATGACCGGTTTAAGAAGTATTTCGAATATCTGAATACCGGATTCAAAGGGAAACGATATGATGTTTTCGCCTATAATGGCGGCTTATTCAAACCTGACAAAATTCTGGATACTATTAAAATTGAAGATGAACTGGTCTTTAAACATACACTCAAGCTTTCTGATTATGACTTTGCAAGTGAAGTCGATGTAAATATTCTTGGCCATATTTTCGAAAACTCTCTCAATGAGTTAGAGGAAATAAAAGCGCAGTTGGAAGGAAAGGAAATAGACAAAACCAAATCTAAAAGAAAGAAGGATGGTGTATTCTATACTCCGAAGTACATTACAAAGTACATTGTAGATAGCACCATCGGTAAACTTTGTAATGAGAAGAAGACTGAACTGCAAATTTTCGAGGAAGTCTATTCGTCGGATAAGAAAAGGCAGAAAAAAACCACGCTTGCCTTAGCTGAAAAACTTTCGGATTACAGAAACTGGCTTTTACAACTTACGATATGCGATCCTGCCTGTGGTTCCGGAGCATTTCTAAACCAGGCGTTAAATTTTCTGATTGCTGAGCATCGCTATATTGATGAACTGCAAGCCAAACTCTTTGGTGACGCGATGGTGTTGAGTGATATCGAGAAAAGTATCCTGGAGAATAATTTGTTTGGTGTTGATCTGAACGAAGAAAGTGTTGAAATTGCAAAGCTTTCTTTATGGCTCCGCACAGCTCAACACAACAGAAAACTGAATGACTTGAACAATAATATTAAATGCGGAAACTCTTTAATTGATGATCCGGACATAGCTGGGGAGAAAGCATTCAAATGGGACGAAGCATTTCCAAATGTTTTCAAGAAGGGAGGATTTGATGTGGTGATTGGTAATCCCCCTTATGGAGCTTATCTAGATGCATCTTCAAAAAAACACTTTCAAAAATATTCAAGTACTTTTCAAGGTAATTTTGAGATATATTTCTTTTTTATAGAATTTATCAGTTCCATTATAAAACCAAAAGGTAAATTAGGCTTTATAACCCCTGATACATGGATAAGTATTCCTCAGGCAAAAAAATTAAGAGAGCATATTTTAGATTATTACGGAATTAATAATATCGTTGTTTTTAATCATTCTGTTTTTGCTGATGCTAGTGTGAATGCAATCATATTTATATTGACTTATAAAGTGTTAAACAATGATTGTGAAATAATTAATTTAGATACAAAAGCAAACGATGGTGGTTTCTCAAATGGCAGTAAGCAATTAGCTCAAATTGAAAATTGGAGATATTCAGACGACAAACAGTTTCAAGTATCTCAAAATGATTATGATATAAGAATAATTAAAAAAATTAAAGCCAATTCTATCTTAGCAGAAAGAGTTCTTGATGTCTGCCAAGGTATCGTTCCATATTCAACTGAGAATTTGACAAAAGAAGAGGTCAAAAATAGAATTTACCATAGTAAAGTTAAGGAAAATGAAAACCATGGTCTATGGATTCAAGGTAGATCAATTAATAGATATTCGTTAAGCATTTCCAGTGAAGAATATTTAAATTACGGAAGTTGGTTACATAGACCTCGGAAATCTAAATATTTTTCAAGTGAACGAATACTGATTCAGGAAATTACCGGTGGACATCCACCAAGAATTTCAGCAGTCAACTATAGTCAGATCTTATATCACGACCCAGGTATAATATCATGTCTAAACATATCAAAATTAGATACTCGATATATATTAGTTTTAATAAATTCAAGATTATTATCTTGGTTCAACTTAATGACATCCCCCAAGGGAAACAGAGTTACGTTTCCGAAAATTTTAATTGGCGATATTCGAAAGCTACCAATAGTTGAGATTAGTCAAGTTGAGCAACAACCCTATATTGAAAAGGCTACTATAATGCTTTCGTTAAACATAAATTTCCTTGATGTTTTGCAAAAGTTTCAAAGAACTCTTTATCGAAAATTTGCTTTAAAGAATTTAACAAATAAACTCCACGATTGGTATTTGCTTTCTTATGCAGAGTTTATTAAAGAACTTGGTAAAACGAAGACGAAACTATCATTGTCAGAGGAATCCGATTGGGAAGATTACTTTCTAAAGGAATGCAAGATAGCACTTGAAATAAAAGCTAAAATTGACTCTACAGATAAAGAAATAGATAGAATGGTTTATGAGTTGTATGGGTTAACGGAAGATGAGATAAGAATCATTGAAGAAAGTTGA